AGCGCGGAGACCAAAGTTGGTCAGGGCCACGGCGAAAACCGAGACATCAACGCTCGAGCCGATGGAGCCGCCAGCGACCAGTGAGACGACCGGAGTGCCAGTCGTGCCGAGGGCGAAACCGTTTCCACCCGCTGAGGTAGGACCGGAGTTACCGTCGCAGAGAAGCTGTTGGTCCTGAGCGCGGAGGAAAGTCTGGAGAGCAGAGAACTGTGCGAATCCAAGGTTGTCTTGGAAGCCGCGACCAGCCTGCTGAGCGAACTGGGAAACTGATACTTCAACAGCGGTCGTCTTGAACGCGGCTGAGTAATCCTTTTCCAAGAAGTCGATGTTCGCGGCACGGAGTGCTTCGGGCAGAGTCACGATGCCCGGCGAAGAGGTCAGTACGGCCTTCCACTGGACATTCGCGCCGCCTACATCACTAACGACGCGAGGAGTGCTCTTCAAGAATGGCGCATTGTATGGAATCAGAGACTTTGCGTCCTGTTCCAAGTTGACAGCGTTCAAGCCGAGGTTCGAGAAAATCGATCCACCGCTCGAAGACGCATCCTTGCTCATGCGCTGCACGCCACGGAGCAGTTCCATCAGGTTTGCTTTGTTGCTCATTTGTGTCTCCTAAATCTGTTCATACAGTCAGCAAATTTGCCGACTGGTAAATCGGAAGTGCGCCAAACTTAGGCAGCAGCCGTGCGCTGTGAAAGTTGCTGAGCAGCCGTCGCCTTGAACATCTTGGTCACGGCGTCACGGTCGCCAGCAGCAGCCTTCTTCGCCAGTTCCTCGCGCTCGGCGTCAGTCAGCGGCTTCTCTTCGCCACCGGCAGGCTTGCCGAAAGTCGGCTTGGCCGCTCCAGGAGCCGCCTTGTTCAGAAGTGGCTCAAGGGCTGCGCTAACAGCCTTCGCGATCTTCTCTTCCTGAGTCAGTGGCTTTTCAGCCTCGATGCCCAGAGCCTTGTGCAGAGCACTGGTGACTGCGTCGGCAATCATCTGCTCTTCGGTCTTGGCGTCGCTCTTGTTCAGGTTGTCCGTGGTGACAGTCTTGGTCTGTTGCATCGGAACTGTGTCAACGCCCATCGCCTTGGCACAGTTATCAAGGTGGCCACAAACCTCAGCGTGAGCCGCGTCGTGCGCCTTGTGCATTTCTGCAACGTGCGCAGCGTGAGAGGCCTTCGCGAGTCCGAGATGATCCATAGCGGACTTGTGGGCCTTTGCCAGTTCTTCGGGCGTGAAATCTTTGAATTCTTTGTTCATGGTGACCTCTGATTTAGGTGAGTGAAAGTCAGACTTTTGCGACACACCCCACGAATCGGGGAGTTTCGTCGTTGCGCCCAGCGCCTTCGCACGGGCGATAATGTGAGCCTTTACTTTGGCGGGATCCTTGGCACGCCCGAACGCTTGGATTGCGTTCTCAAGGTCGCCCACGGTTTTGATCGGATAGGAGCCGTCTGGGAGAGCCGCTCCTTCGTCAGCCAGCTTCTTGCGTTCGTCGTCCGAGAAGTCGCGCTTGGTGCACGTCTCGCACATCCTGCATGTGCAGGCTTCAGCAGCAGCCTTCGCTATTTCGAAGAAGGTATTGATGCTCTTCTCCATCGCGTCGATCTTGGCAAGCAGGTTGGCTTCGGTTTCAGCTGACATAGTTGGTCGCGCTGCTTTGAGCAGGGTCTCAATCAAGGAGTGTGAAGTCTCATTACTTTCAAACTTGCACATTTCGACTTGACCGTCAGCTTTTACCAACTGGAACGTGGCCTGCGGGAGGCACGGGCGATCCACAACCGAGATTTCTTGGGGGATGGCAACGTATTCAACACTCCCGTCTGGCAGGAGTGACTTGGTGCAGGAGCCGCCGATGGAGACGCCAGTGAGGCATTTCTCCGCGAGAAGCATCTTGGCAATGGGATGTACGACAGTACCTTCAACGTCGATAGACTGAAGGGTGTCATCGAACTTCATGTCATCGATGCGACCTGCACAGAACTTTTCGTCGTGCTGAAGCCGGAGCGGAAACTTGGACACGCCATCAGTGGCGTCGCTCTGAGATTTGACAATAGCCTCGAAATTGGGCTTGGACTTCGGGTAGTTCAATCGCTCGCCAGCGCGGTCCTTAACTTTGCCAAGCGCGGCTGTGGCCCAGAACTTTCCCTGGAGGGGGTCCATCTTGGTGATCTGGAAAATCTCTTGGAAATCGAATTGCTTGGCCATCAGTGCCTCTATATCAATACCGAGAAGTCATTCCTCATCTGGGCTTGCATCGTCATCGGCGTGAGGCACGAGTCCACAACGACAGTTAGGATGTGTTTCGTCGAGCAGGTCTTCAGCTTCTTCCAGCGTGTAAGGACCATCGTCCTCATAGCCCTGGCACTCGTCACAAGCGTCTTCTCCGTTCACCCAATCCACGAGCGAGACGTTGCCCATCTCCCGCCATGCGGCGATGTTGCCTCCGAGTTCGGCTCGGTTCACTTCTGTGCGGGCGATCATCGTGGCGCGTGCTTCGCTGAAGATGCCGGAGTCCTGGATGTCTTGGATGAGGTCTTCCGCGCTGGTTTCTTCGTCGAAGGATTGCGTGAGGATGTCGCGGAGTTTGGTGCGCGTAGTCTCGGCGATGGACTGGCCACCGGAGCCAAGAAGTTCACCCGCTCGCTCGCTGGCATAATCCCGAGCCGCGTCGTTGGATGCGGAGATGAGGCTGAAATCATCGATGTCACCACCGAGGATGGCATCACTGGCACCAGCCAGAGCAGCTTGTGTGATTTCGGTCTGGATGTCATCTTGAACATCCGACCAATCAATCAACCCAAGGATAGCGTCGATTTCTTGAGGAGACATTTATGCCTCCGCACGAATCTTCGCTTCTACCGCTGCCTGAGCTTCCTTCAGCTTCTTCGCGATCTTCGCTTCGAGTTTGTCAGCCGCTTCCTTGGCTTCGGGATTGTGCTTCTTCACTAGCGTCAACACATCAGAGAATGATTTCTGCACGGCCTGCACCTGCTCGGCTGGCGACTGGTTCGCTGGCTTTGGAGTAGGGGCTGGCGGAGGAGCCGTCATCTTGTCAATCGTGGCCTTCATGAAAGCGTCAAGCTGGTCCATCGGAACAGCGCCTGTTGGCGTGTCGATGTAGTGGTTGTCTGCCCACGGAGCGTCAATTGGGTCCATGCCCAAATCTTCGAGCACCATATTGATGGACCACACGCCCTTCGCGAGATAGCCCGTGTCGATCTGCATCTGCTTCAAGCCGTCTTGCTCGCGAGCGATGCGGAAAGTGAACTCGTGCGTATCGCCATAACCCATGCGAATAATGCATTCATTGACAACGTCTTCGAGCCAACGGATGACCGGAGCCTGACCTTCAGCCTCAGCCGCGTCCTGAGCCTGCTCAGAGGTGGCGCGGTTCATGCTCTTGACGAAGGCTTGCGGATTCAGACCGAGTGTGAAGCAGACGATGCGGGCGAGAAACTCATCAAGCTGCGACACCAGCAACGGAGCCTTCGGGAAGACAGGCTCGAACTTCCCACTGGTGTTCATCACTGGGACCATCTTGATCTTGCGACGTTCGCCTAGCTGCCCGGACAATTCCGTGTCCAGCATCTCGTTCCACTCCTCGACCTTTTCAGCCGGGGTGGATGCGTCCACCGGGATGAGCATTTCTGGCGTGTTGCCAGATGTGTAGTATTCGAGCAAGAAACGCTGAGCGCGAATGCCGATGTTGGCCCACGTCAAAATCTGCTCAAGGTGCGAACGGCCGTACGGAGTATTGTTGCGTGGCTTACGCACTGCGTAGATGAGCTCGTCTTCGGTGAACTCGGCAACGGGCAGACCGTAATTGATCTGCTGGAAAGCCGCGTCCTTTTTGCCATCAGGGTTGACAGTTTTGTCAGGGTTGATGTCGGACGGGCGACGACCTGTGTCGTCCAATAGGCACTTGATTGTGGGTCCAGCAATCGGGGACAGCGAAATGATCTGACCGAAAATGTTCTTCTCAATCCAGATGGTCGCGCAGTCACCGATGTACATGTCGGTCAAAAGCGCGTTCAGCCAGCCCCGTGTCGTGTCCATTCCGGAGATGCGGCAAGGCTTCTGCAGAAACTTGGTGATCTTCGCGGCGATGGGATCGTCTTGCGCCTGAATCTTCGCCTCGGCGGTTTTGCTTGCAGTCTTCTTACGCACCTGCCAGTCCAGCGAAGTGATCTTGTCGATCACGGTCTCCATTGCGGAGGAAAAGAGGTCCCACTCCTCAGCGCAGCGATAGAGAATTTCGTACGGCACACGATTGCCTTCTTCATCACGCGGAGACCAGATTTGGTTCCAGCCGGGGACAAATGGCCACTTGCGAGGACGGTAGCTCGGAGGAGCCTGCGGGCTGATTGGCCGCAAGGCGCTGAACCAATACTCGTTGAGTTGCGAGACGGTCTGCGATCCACCTGTCTTCTGGATCTGAGGAATCGGAACAGTGACGTTCTGCGCTGGCAGAGCCATCTGTTTTAACATTTTGGCGACGTACTTATTCACGGTTTACCTCAAGCCTTTTCTTCTGAGCGATCACAGCCGCCTGCAATT